CCCCCGGAATCATCAATAGAAGGTATTTGCATTCCCTTGTTTATCATCTCGTACCTAGCCCGTATAACTCCCCTTTTATAAGAATCATAGATATATTTATTCATCCAGGCCGCTTCTACCGAAGTTCCTACCTGTGACAAATTTATTACCGTTACTAACTCAGATTCTATCTGCTTTTGTAACCACTCCATAAATTTTGCCACTTTTTCTGAGCTACGCACATACGCAAAAGCCTCTCTGGCCGGAGGTACTACTTGTAGTATATGCGGCCTTTCCTTAAGTCCAAAACAATCATTTTTATAAACTCCAGTCACTATACCTGCCATAATCGCTTTAAACCGACGATTCATATCACTAGCAAAGAGATTTCTCAACGCAGTAGTATTCGTTGGATCGTAATTTCTACGCTGGATTTCAGTATAGGTCGTTACAGTATTCATTACTTCTTAACCGGATTGGTTTTTTTCGTTCCCGGTTTAGCAGGAGCTGCTACTGGAACAGGTTCAGGCTCCTCTAAACTATCCACTATTTTATTATAAAGCTCTTCCTTGCTTATCATCTCATCCCTAAGTCTTGTGATGTAATTGATTTGTTCTCTATTCAAACCTAAACACAACTCAAAGAAAGCGTCTGGAGGAAGAATTGTCTCAGCCATTGGAGTATATGTGTACTCTCTTATAGCCGTAGCTCTTGATTTTCCGATGTCTACACGGGCCTTCTCACTAAGAGAGTACAAATCATTCCATCTTATTGTGTAATCCCCTGTAACAGGAGTAGGTAAAATCCCATACTTAATTAAAGCATCCACAAAAGGTCTTAAAATATTTGGCTCGGCATGATCTTCCCGACGAGCCTGTACATATTCTTTCCATTCAGAAGTATCCTGGGTGCTTGCGAGTTCTCCACGCTCACTTCCCATTAATACTCTCTGTGGAATACCAGTTATAGCAGAAATACAAGAAATCTGAACGTCAAAATGCTCTTTAGGACTAGCTATTTGCTGTTGAAGAGCTTGTATATCAATTCCTTCGTTTATAAGAAACCGTCGGAGATTGTTTTCATATTCATTTATTTGTTGTATCAAATCCTCCCTCATTTCTTTGGTAAGGGTATATTCATCCGCAACCTTTCCTTCATATCCTGGTCTGGCTCCCCTCCAAAACATCTCGGCATCTCCCCCCACTAACTTTTCGATATCCATCAATCGATTATACACTACTTCCAAACGAGGAGTTCCATATACTTCAGATTCTAGAAGATCATCTGTAACATGAACTACTCTAGTGTAATGTACTTTTACATCTGCCGTACCCCCATTCGCTTCTTTAACTGTTATAGTATAATACAACGGAAGACCGTATCTTGGATCGGTAGGAGAATTCACTAATTCCGAAATACCCGCACTATTTTCTCCAAAAGGTTTAACATAATGAAGCTTACGAGGTCCCTCTTTAACAGGCTTAGCAAATCCTTCCCGACTTCCTACATCATCCAACCCAAGCAATAACACCCCATACCTTCCTAAACCAGTCAAACGATCTACACGAGCTAATTTTGTTTTGAATTTCATTTTACGATCTAGCTCAAACCATGCCTTTTCAAATTCGGTATCATTCTGCTCATCTGTTTCTACCAATTCTAAAGGACCTTGCCACGTTGCTCTAACAGGACGGTCTACAATCGCCTTCGCCATATCCTGTCGAGTATATCGAGAATAAAAATCTTTAAACTTTATCTCTCCTGGAGGATACCCCAAAGCTTGATATAAATCCCGCTCTCCACCATATTGAAATCCCAATAGAGAGTTGAGCACCCCTCTATTTAAAAGAGAACCCTCCAAACTAATCTGATTTGCTTGAAGTGTGGCCGATTTACCTATCCTTTTCATATCCTACAAATTTTTAAGTACCCCCCGGTATATCTCAACCGGGGGACTTTTCTTAAGCAGCTTTCTTTACCGAGCCAAACACTCGTGCTTTTGTTGTATTGTACGGAGGAGCAAGGAAAGTACCACCAAGATATGTGAATGCGGCTGATAGAGCCACTTTCCATACGATAGACCAAATTACTACTCCTTCAATAACGAACTGCCCGAATGACTGCAATGCCGCAGTACCAAGGGCAATCAGAAGACCTGATGCAAGGTTTATCCAACTGAGTGCCCCAGCAGGAGAATCAGAATGGAGAACTGCCACAAGATTCTTTCCTGTATACGTCAAGATTGTGCTCACTGCTGTTACAGCAAGAAGCAGGTAATCAATAGGGGTTTGTGAAAACGCCGCTACAATCACTGCCATCAGTGCCATAAACAGACCTTTAAAAAACTGTTGTGTTGTCATGACAATTTGTTTTAATTAGACAATAAAGGAATATTTTGCAAAATTACATGAATATCATCATCAAGCAAAGGCTTGTCAAAATAAAGTGCTTCATCTACTCCATCAATCTCATCACCAGAAATATCATTTAATTGTGTTCCATGGGAAGAGTTATGAATGATTAATGTTTCATTTGCTCCGATAATTTCATTTTTCAGAGAATCCGGACCTTCAAGTGTTGGAATCTGATCAAACTCAAGTTGGTAAAGTATTGCCGCTGCCATGCTAAACCACTCCTGCCATGTCATCTCTCTTTCATATCCACGACGCAACCCATAGGACAAAGCCCCCATGTACTTTTTGATATCAGAGAAGTAAGCATCCGCAGCCGTCTGATTTTCCTGACAAGCACTTATAACTAACCATCTGAGATGACCAGAACGAAATATTTGTCTCTTTGTAGGCATTCCTATTGGAACTCCAGGAGTTGGTAAGAAACGATTTCGTACGGGATGACCATTAAAGATGTCGTGTGGGTTGCCTTTTGTTATTCCCTCAGAAAAACAACTATCAGCTATCACAACAACGGTAGCTCCGGGCTGTAATGAAGCGATTGCTTGGGAAGCAGCCCACTTGTAATTCTTTACCGTAGCCTGATAATCCGTATAACGCCGAACATCCACTTCAGTAAATGCCGAAAGCAGTGGTTGTGGTAAAAGCAAAGAATCATTTACACACCCTTTCAAGCTATTGCCACCACTGTACACATTTCTACCAAAAGTTACAATACGAAATGGGACCGAATCAAAAGGCCGGTCATCAACGCTACCAAACATTTTACCAAAACAAGTCATTGCTCAATTCTTAGTTCTCCTTGATTAATAACTATCTTCCCCGTATTGAGTTCAACATGGATGGAATCCCCATAAAATAGATGCCCTTTATGAAAAAATATAATCATGTCTCCCTCATAAATCCTTGCACCCTGTTGCCAATATCCTCTCTGTTTCACCAATTGTATATCAAATCCTGCAACCCAGTAGTCACTCATTGCAATCCCCATATCAAATTCGGTAGGTGTCCCCCACTGCAAACGAAACTCTGGAACGAAGTTGATGAAGTCCTTAAAGTGAGGATTCATTATCATTGAATGAGTATCGTACCCTAATGCTCTCCACTCAGCCCACGTTTTATAATTTGCACCTATCTGAAAACGAGGTTCTCCTTCTTCACACCAATAAATGTTATAGTCACATTCAAAACCTTGTAAACAAGCAGTATCCATAACATTTATATTGACAATCCTTCGTTTGGTGTAGAAGATGTTGTTTTTAATCTTTACATACTTTGCATCCGCAACCGGATTATCGTTTTTGTAAACATCAATTAAACCTCTCCATGTACCAATACCAGGACTTGTGTAGGTAGAATCTTCAGAATAGAATGTGTTATTATATATCCTGACTCCATTCATTCCTTTAACCACGACTCCAACTGCCGGAGGATTTCGAATAATATTATAAGCAACAACGCCAGTGCTATCTGTCATGCCATTGGATTTACGAATGATTCCCATTGGAACATAATCAAGATAGTTATACATAATACGAGCGTTAGCTTCATATCCTGTAAAAATACCATGCGTTATTGTATTAGCATTCTGATCCCCCGTCCATACAAACTTATTTCCTATAATCTCACTATTTGGTAAGGTATTGACATATTGTGGATAAGTATTACTTTCTACACCTGCCTGAAGCATATACCCACCTGTATTACAGGCTTCCACATAATTGTTCTTAAATACAAATGTAGCAAGATCAGTTCGTGGAATAGATATACCATTCACATTTGTGCAGGTAGTGTCAATAAAGGTCTGTCCAATATATGACAAATTAACCTGTGCTAATAATGAAACTGGAAATAAGAATAGTATGATTAAATACTTTTTCATTTTGCTATGTATGAATCATTTACGCTCAAAAATAATGTAAACCTTCCACCATATCCTGTAGTAGCATGAGCGGGGGATGTTAAAGTGCTCAGTACCTTTTTGTTGTACTGATCTATTGGACGCATGTCTTCTGGAATCCCTGCTGCCTCCCAATCAAAATTGGAATCGAAGAAGGCCTCCTGTTCCGCCAATAGTTTATCAGCAACATCATACATATTGTTAATCACTTCCCAATTATCAGCAATAAGACTGCCCTGTGGAATGATAGTCGGTGGAACGGTATCAACCGCCTTAACCACGAAAGACACCTGAGAAAAGTTGTCAAATGCGTCAGTTGCTGTAATTGTTACGGTAATCTGTGGATTGGTTGCGTTAAGAATAGTACCAGCCACAGGGTCCTGCGTAACCGATTTTATTTGGCAATTATCCTCCACCTTTATGAATTCAGGCGTGGTGTAATCCGGAAGAACTGCCTCACAATTTGTCCCAACCTGTATATACTGTGGCGGAATTTGTGCTAGCATACACGTACAACTGCTTGCAAGAAGCAGCACCATGATAAAACCAATAATCTTTTTCATTTCTCTCTTTATTTGGTTAGTAACTCTTTTAAACGTTCTCTTGCTCGAAGAACCCGCACTCGAATTGTTGAGGAAGGTTCTTGGTACTTGTCAGCAATTTCATGAAATTGCAATCCATTAAAGTAATACTCCTCAACCATTAGCCGAGTTTTACACTTTAACTTTGACACTGCCCGTTCTACCATCTCCATCTGCTGATTGTAAATAAATAAATCCTCTGGCGTTTCTACTCCATAAGAAATAAACTTACAATCTTCAGTAAGGGGAACTTCAGTAATACGTCTGTTCTTTGTTCTTATAAAATCAATACAGTTATTCTTTGCTATAGAAAACAACCAAGTACTAAACTTATTTGTTGGTTGATAATACTTAATCTTTAGGCAGGCATCCTCAAATGAATGTGTCATTAACATTTCAGCATCATCTTTGTTATTGATAAAATTAAAGATTAATACATACAACGATGTTTTAAAACGACTTACCATCGCTTTGTATGCTTGAGAATCCCCCTTACGCAAACCTTCTACCACTATATGCTCTTCATACTTCATTCTATAATCTCGAAGTGACAAGCGTCCCAAAATTTTGTATCATCAACATCATCATCCATATCCCAATCTGCACCAGAACGGATATGATGTGTAATTTTACCTTCAGCAAATAGCATTTCAGCAACACCCATCACAAACCCTGCAAAGTTGGAAGACTGTAATTTCCCCCAATCAATAGCAGTTTTTTCAAATGGTGCTGCATCTACGGCTAAACTCGGCCACTTATTATGCTTGGAAAGCGGCCACGGTTTTTCAGAGTTTCCGGCAGCATACGCCTCATTCTGCGCAATCTCCCCACGATGCCCACAAACGATAGTACAGTCATAATATTTGATGACCTCATTGAATAAAGTCTGCAAATCCTCATGACAAGTTGCCAAACGACTTTTAGAT